ACGTTCTCGCGATCTTCGGGTCCAAGAGTTTGGGACCCAACGTATCTATGATACGTCAGGCCCTCCTTTTGATCCCCCGACCGTGTTGAACGGGAGCAAGACACATGGAGTTGTGGAGACGTGCTCGGACTTCGTGGGCAATTTCTTAGGAGTTAACTCCTTTGATAAGCACACGATAACCACGCACTATCCCAGTTTGAACGGGCAGCTGTATGCTAGTAATGGGTTATTGGCACATGAATTTGTGTCAATGCCTATTGCTGACAAACCAGCTGCTACCAATCCCACGGCCAAGTTCGGTTCGTTAACAGGTATTGACCTGAACAACCTAGCTTGGGCGATCTTGGCAGGGACCAATCCGCAGGTACCTCATGTTAGTGTACCTTCATTCATTGGTGAACTGAAAGATCTTCCTTCTCTAGTCAAAGGGTATGGCGATGGCCTATTAAAGGCCGTAGCCAACGCTAACCTAAGTTGGCGTTGGGCCATTCGCCCGATGATTGGTGACCTCCGCAAGTTGTGCGCGTTCCAAAAGGCGATGAATAATCGCCTCACGGAACTCTACGCGTTGCGGACGGGCAAAGTCCTTAGGAGACGGTGTCACCTCGGTAAGACCTACCTTAAGGATCCGCTTGAGACCAATCACTGGTATCATGCGGGCTTTGGGGTCCTCATGCGAGGAACACTTCAGCGCTTCTACAGCAAGGAGCTGTGGGGCACGGCGCAATGGAAAATTGCGTCTGATAGTCAGTTACCTAGTTTGGGTGCAGGCGTCTTAGATAATCTAAGTCGCCGACTCACCTTAGGGCTGACAAGTCATGAAGCGTTGGCCACGGCTTGGGAATTAACCCCCTGGTCGTGGCTTATAGACTGGTTTAGTAATCTTAGCGATGTTATCGCTGCGACGAATAACACAGTCGGTCTGACGTGGCAGAAGATCTGCGTAATGCGTAGGTTACGTTGTGTAACCGACGCAAAAGTAGATCGGTCAATCTCGACTCCCTGGGTCACATTGGATAGTGACTTCGTGATCGAGTACGACCGCAAGGAACGCTACCCAGCGTTCCCTGTGCTTCCGTTTCCTTTCCCTACCCTTCCCATTATTGATAATGGGAAGATGTCGATACTGGCATCGCTGGCGGCACTGCGGCGATAGCCGCAAAACCGTCGACGAGTGCCAGGAGTTCTCCCATGTTAGGCAACACGCTTGTTCTTCCTCAGGCTGGTGGTGACATCACCCTGATTAAGATCAACCAGGACAGATACACTTCGGAGTATCTGTACAAGAGCGCAACCGGGACATACCGCGCCAAAATTCGTCATAACGAGGGTACAACCTCGCGGACGAACTCGGACGGTGTCAAGGTTGCGTACGACCGCCACAACTTCGAAGTCGTGCAAACGATTTTCGCAGCTGGCGACGTGCCCGAGTATGAACGGAAGTTTTACTTTGTCCTGGAGGTTAAACCCTCCGAGACTTCAGTAGCACTTGCGGACGCCGTTGCGGATCTGATGATCGCATCGTCGAACGCGTTCATGACGAGCTTGTTGAACTTTGAGTCTTGAGGCTTTATATCGGTTAATAACCGATTTGGCTTCAAGATAGAGTTCGATTCTGGGAGCGTGTCGCCGAACAGCATGGGACATTTCGCGGAGTTCATCCGTGTATGTCTAATTGCCATGTTCGGGAGTTGAGTCGGGTCTACTCTGCGCTCTTTCAGGACGCAAAGCAGGCCTACCCGACGCTTGAGGCGGAATTCGAGAGAGATCTCGCCCGTCTCAAAATCCTCGTTCCGCAGAGAGGAATAGCAGTTTATCTGCTAGACCTCCCTGCGGCGGGCAAGCACTTTGATAAGTGCCTTGCCGCTGGCGAGTACAAGCTGTCAGGACTCCCTCTAACAAAGAGGTTTTCTGGCAGGACAGTGATCCCTAAGTTTCTTAGGGGACTCTATCTACTCGTTTTCTACGAGGATGGTCGTCTGAGGGAAGACTATGACGTCCAAGCTATATTCTTCATACGACAGATTTACTTTGTCGCGAAGAAAGCTTCGGTCGCTTGTAGCGATGACAAGATCGAGAGAGAAATCCTCGATTTTGTTGACGTCGATAAGGAACTACCAGAAGTCGATGACTTCTGGCTTCCGGATTCTTCTACTTCATGTTCTGCGGAGATTTACCATGGATTTAGTAAATCAACGCTTTACACGGAGCGAGTTGAATCTTCGCCTGCGTGTAAACGCGGACGATTATCAGCCTTCCTTGCAAGACTTGACCTCGTGTCAGGTCTTGTTACTTCCACGCTCGGATCTTACGATCCGAATGATTGGAAGTTCAGACACGGACCAGGTGCTATTTCAGAGGTCACTGGGCCGTCCAACAAGTACTGTTGGACGAACTGGTCAGATTCTCTGGAGCGCGAATTCCCAATTGCCAACTATGGTTACCATAGCTATAGCAGTTGGGCCCGTG